CCTTGAGACTGCAATGATCGAGGCTGTTCCTGCTGAGTCAGGTTCAGGTGCTGCTAACGCTTCACTTAACCCACTTTACGGTAACAAAGGTTCAGAAGGTATCTTCTACGTTGTTAACGATCGTGGTAACGTATGGGGCGGTGGTAACCCAACTACCCTTGTAGACTTTGACAGCATCATCTCTCGTCTTGACAAGCAAGGTGCAATCGAAGAGAACGTAATCTTCGTAAACCGTGCCTTCAGCTTTGACATTGACGATATGTTGGCTGCTCAGAACAGCTACGGAGCAAACGGTACATCTTACGGTTTGTTCGACAACGACAAAGACATGGCATTAAACCTTGGCTTCACAGGCTTCCGCAGAGGTTACGACTTCTACAAGTCTGATTGGAAGTACTTGAACGATCCTACCATGCGTGGTGGTCTTCCTACAGGTGCTCAAGCCGCAGGTACTGTAACAGGTCTTTTGGTTCCTGCAGGTTCTACATCTGTATACGACCAAATCCTTGGCAAGAACGCTAAGCGTCCGTTCTTACACGTTCGCTACCGTGCTTCTGAGACTGAAGACCGCCGTTACAAGACTTGGATCACAGGTTCTGCCGGTGGTGCTCAAACAAGCGATCTCGATGCAATGGAGGTTAACTTCCTTTCTGAGCGTTGCGTTTGTACTTTGGGTGCTAACAACTTCGTGTTGTTCCGTTACGGTTCATAAGCAAGCAATCAATAAAGGGTGGGGTGCCAAACGGCACTCCCCCTTATTTTAAAAATCTAATCAAATTAAAATTTAATGAAAAAGAATATAGTTCCTGCTGACAGGATATATAAACTAAAAGGAGATTCTGCTCCTCTATCTTACACTATCCCTTCTCGAAATACAAGACGATTCCCACTATTGTGGTTTGATGAGGAAAACAATGTCAATAGACCACTCAGATATGCCGTTAATCAAAAGACCCCTTTTGAGGATGAGCAAGATGGAAACGCCATTGTTGAGCCTATTATATTTGAGAATGGATTCCTTCAGGTTCCTAAAAACAACCCGGTCCTACAACAGTTCCTCTACTACCACCCCCTTAATGGGCGTACCTTCGTAGAGGTTGATACTGAGAAAGATGCAGCTAAAGAAGTTGAAAGTTTGAGTGCCGAAGTAGATGCTTTGGTTCAGGCTCGTCAGCTATCTGTAGAGCAGCTTGAAACAGCAGCAAGGGTTCTGTTCGGTAAAGATCCTTCAAGATTTACAACAGCAGAATTAAAGCGTGATGTTTTGGTTTATGCCAAAAAAGACCCTGTTGGGTTTATAAATATGCTTAGCGATCCAATGCTTAAGCTTCAATCCAATGTACACGTGTTCTTTGAAAACAAGCTTTTGACGTTCAGAAATGGCCAAAAAGAGGTGTGGTTTAATACTGTTTCCAATAAGAAAAAGATGTTAACTGTTCCTTATGGTCAGGACCCGTACTTCACAATTGCCGAGTTCTTAAAGACTGACGATGGAATTGACGCTTTAAAAATGCTTGAAAATAATTTACAGTAGGTTTTAAGTGATATAAATTGTAGCTTAGAGGGGGATTTAATTCTCCCTCTTTTTTTTGTTTATCTTTGTAAAAAGCGAATAATGATAAATTCCGTAAGAAATACAGTCTTATCTATTCTGAACAAGAATAACTACGGATACATATCCCCATCCGATTTCAATCTGTACGCCAAACAGGCTCAGCTTGAGACCTTTGAAGAGTATTTTTCTGAGTACAATAAGATCTTAAATATGGAGAACCTTCGTACATCAGGAACAGGATATGCCGACATACGCAAAGCGATTGAAGAAGCAATGGAATTATTTTCAGTAACATCAACACTATCGCAAGTTGCTCCTGCCACAAACAGATTTTATCTTCCTTCTCCTACTACTACAGGGTTTGATTATTTCATGATCAATAAGGTGCTTTGTTATGACGCATCAGTAAGCCCACGAGTATTTAAAGGAGAAGCAGAGAAGATAACGCATACCAAAATCACAATGCTTAATACGTCAAACCTTACTGCTCCAACAGAACAGTACCCTGCGTATACGCAAGAGAATGGTATTATGACAGTTTATCCATCAACTATCAATCTACCGAATGAAGTTGAAGCAAATTATTTTAGGTATCCAAAAGATCCTAAGTGGACCTATATTTCGTTAACAAATGGTGAGCCGGTATTTGATCAGTCTCAGCCTGACTATCAAGATTTTGAAGTTCCTTATGAAGATGAGTTTAAACTTGTGACAAAGATTCTTCAATACGCAGGAATGTCTATTCGTGAGATAGCCGCTGTTCAATTTGGGGCAACTGAAGAACAAAAACAATCAGTATAATCATGTCGTATATTAGTCAATATCAATACTACGAAAACGGTGGCAATCAACCCACAGATGCCAATTGGGGCTCATATCAATATGTGAGTCTATTTGACATTGTCAACAACTTTATGTTGATGTATGCAGGAAACCACTCGCTCGTAAATAATGAAGAAAGATTCAAGATATTATTTCACGCTAAGCGTGCTGTGCAAGAACTTAACTATGATGCGTTCAAGCAGATAAAAGTATTAGAGCTTACAGTTGATGATACACTTAGGTATATTCTACCTTCAGACTACGTTAATTGGGTAAGAGTAAACTTGTATAAAGACGGTTACCTTAGACCACTTACAGAAAATATTCAGATACTATCATCACTTGCATACTTGCAAGATCAAACCGGAAAGATTTTATTTGATCAAGATGGCAACGCACTATCTCCTCAATTTTCTCAAATTGATTTGCAGCGTTTAGAGGGTATTAAGAAAAGCATTTACCTTAATCCACAAAGCCAATACTATGGACAAGAGGGATGGGATATTGATGGTGTTTGGTATTTTGAATATGGTCTTGGTGAGCGTTATGGTCTCAACACAGAGACTGCAAACTTCAATCCAACATTTGCGATTGACACAAGATCAGGTGTGATAAACTTTAACGCTGACATGTATGGTCAGTCTGTTATTCTTGAATACATCTCTGATGGCATGGAGAATGGCAATGACGCATTGGTTAGTGTTAACAAACTATTTGAAAAATATATTTACGCATACGTTCAATACGAGATACTTAATTCAAAGCTTGGTGTACAAGAGTACATTGTGGCTCGTGCTCGTAAAGAAAAAGCAGCACTGCTTCGTAATGCTAAAATAAGAATGAGTAACATTCATCCGGGTAGACTTCTTATGAACCTACGTGGGATGGACAAGTGGTTAAAATAATATGGCGAATATAACAAGAAACTTTACAGCAGGTAAAATGAATAAAGTCGTTGATGAACGACTTATTCCTGATGGCGAGTACATAGATGCTCTTAATGTTCGCATGGGCTCAACAGAGCAATCTGAGATTGGTGTCATTGAGAATACAAAAGGAAATGTATCTCTTACTCAGCTTAGGTATATAAATAATACACCGCTTAGTGCAAACGCAAGGTGCATTGGAGCGATTGACGATAGTGCAAACGAAAGAATATTTTGGTTTGTTCATGACCCAAATTTTCCTGTAGGAGCTACAGGCAAGCTTGATATGATCGTATCGTACAACACGATACAAAACAGTTTAACATATCACGTAATAAGTATTAACGATGGTGGTGGGACTAATACCACACTAAACTTTAACCCTGAGTTTTTAATTACAGGCGTAGATCTTATTGATCAGTTAATATTTTTTACCGACAACTATAACCCTCCAAGGGTATTCAACATAACGAGAAACTATCCTAACCCTGTTGGAAACATAGACCAATTTAGCGCAGAATCTTTACTTGTCATTAAGAAGCCTCCTGTTGAAGCACCCGGAGTTCGTGAAATAAGAACAGGGCAGCAAGATAATTTTATGGAAACAAGATTTATTTGTTTTGCATATCGTTATCGCTATCAAGATGGAGAGTATTCTGCTACTTCATTGTGGTCAGCTCCTGCGTTTACACCAAACCCATTTGAGTTTAGCATCAACAGTTACCTCAATGAGGGGATGGTTAATATTAACAACACGGCAATAGTTACATATAATGCAGGGGGACCGCTTGTTGTTGGTATTGATTTGTTGTTTAAGGAAGCCGGAACGAATATTATAAAAGTTATTGAGAAGCTTGACAAAGCTGAGCTTGGTCTTGCCAATAACACTAACTATACTTATACATTTAACAACAGTAAAATATTTACTGTTCTTCTTGAATCTGAATTACTCAGGTTATTTGACAATGTACCACTTCTTGCAAGAGCTCAAACAATTATGGGTAATCGCTTGATGTATGGTAACTATGTTGAAGGTTACGATTTGGTTGACAAAAATGGAAACGTAACTAAGCTTGAGTATGTTGCTTCTCCTGTTTCTGAATTAGTAGGAACAGAAAGTTTGACGGATACTACAGGAACAGGTGTATATAGTTTTGGTAGTGCTCAAACAATTCCAAATGCTACTGTCTATTTTGATCTTACAGGAATACAACTTATTTCAGGATCTTCAATCACTTTAGAGGTAAGGCTTACGCATAATTTATTTGCAGGAAGTACGCCATTCCCTACAGAGACGAGTGAGAATATTAATCTTACGCTTACTTTTACTCTTCCAACGAATTATACTTCTGTTTATCAGATGGCTACAAGTGTAGCGTTTCAAGACGTTATTGGAACAATCGCAAATATTCAACCTGTAGCAAACTCTTGTAATGGCACTACATTTACTGATCAATTTAATTGTGCGTTACCAAACAACTTGGATGCGTTAATAAAATTTCAGAGTGGTATCTCTTCTGCAGGTCAGCCTATTAGTATTATCACTACCCCTGCAAGTCAGTTAATTGGATTGCAATTCCCTGCGATGAGGTATGTTGACAATACTACAACTCCTACAGTTAATGTATATGAATATTATTCAGTAAACTTTGCTGAATCTTTTTATCAAAAAATCAATTCACCACGTAGCTTGCATAGCAATCGTGGATACGAGATTGGTATCGTGTATATGGACGACTTTGGCCGATCAACCACAGCGTTGGTTAGTCCAAGAAATACAGTACAGATCCCTTGTTCTGCATCCGATACCAAGAACTCAATTAGGGTAACAATCCCTACTACACAAATAGCTCCGGCTTGGGCAAAGCGATATAAGTTTGTTATAAAGCCTGATGAGGAGAATTACGATACTATTTACAGTAGCATATTCTTTAATGATCCTTTAAGCAATAACGCATTCTTTCTTCTTGAAGGAGAAA